ACATACGACGCCTGCACATGAACCGCACCAGCGTCACTCGTCGTGAGCCGGATGAGGTCGGAGGTGGAGGTAAGGAGAATCACGATTAACTCAACGTGATCGCAGCGCCGGTGAAGTCCACCGTGAAGGTTTCACCGCTTGCCATCGTGATTGACGAGCCGTAGTCCCACCAGCCCACAAGCGGGTCACCCGCCACGGTGTCATCGAACAGCACGACATAGCGGAACGGGCCGACAGCGCCAGATGCCGTCATCACCAAGTCGGCAAGGACAAGCGTAAAGGTGCCGCTTGTCTGCGATGCGCTCGTCGTCGTGACGTTGCGCGAGGACAGATTGGTATACGAAATCTGCGTGATATCGGCCAACACGCTGTTAGTCGCAACCGGCGCGGTGTTGGAGAGGGCAATCACAAACTGGTCGGTGCCGAGGTTGGCACCTTCCGGCATGTTTTCAGCCCACGCATTGAACTTGTTGTAAGTAGCCATGTTTACCTCAATTTATCGCCTGTTGATCGCGCACAATCTCAACGCCCGCTGCTCTACCGTCAGCGCCGCGAATAATACGCTTGGGTGCGTACATCGCTTGCATAGCCGTCTGCAAGTACGCAAGCGTCTCGGCGTGTTGCTGTGCCTGCTGTGTCTGCATCTGCTGTAAGCCCATCATAACCTTTTGCAAGTCCCCACCCACAGCCTGCGCCATCTGCTGCGTCTGAGAGGCTTGCGCTTCAATGTTGGGAAGGTCAACACCGGGATTGGCAGAGATACGCGCCACGAGGATTTTCGTCTGCGCGTCAAGATTGGCTTTCCACTTCTCCAACTCGGTCTTGTTCTGCATTTCCTGCGCCTTTAACTGCGCCTCAAACTGCATCCGTTGCGCCTCGGCCTGCTGTTCAGCGGCGATACGCTGCTGCTCCATCTGCAACTTGGCGCTTTCAACCTGCTGCGCGGCCTGCATTTTCGCCTGTTCCAACTGCATCTGAACTTGCGCCTTCTGCTGCTCGACCTGCGCTTGACCCTCTGCGGCCTGCTGCTCTGGCGAGGGCTGGCCCTGCGTTGCCTTCATCTGCTCCATCGCTTGCTCAATAGCACCCTCTAGCGGACGCGCCTGCTTGAACGCCTGAACGCCGAACTTCATCAGTTCAGACATTATCGGAGCCATCTCGGGACGGGCAACGGCGACCGGCAACGCCTGTTGCATGAACCCGCCGAACGCCTGCAAGAATTCCATGCGGTCTTGCTTCATCTGCGCTTCGTCAATCTGCACAAGGCTATCCGCAGCAACGTCGATGCGGAAGTTACGCAGCGGGCTGTCCTGCAACAACTCTAGCGCTTGCGGGATGACAGCCTTATCCGCATCGCTCATCTGCTCGGCAGCGGCGTAGGCAAGGATGGTCTGCGGCTGAAACTTGGTGCAGATGATTTGCGCCTTCAACCGCAGCAGTTCCGTGGCAAAGAGCGCCACATCTTCCTGCATCGACCGCAAGCGGAGCGAGGCGTACTGCCCCTTAATCTGCTGCGCCGTCGCCGTCTCACTCGCCGCAGTCTGACCCCGGATAATGTCCGAGATACCCGTAATCTCGTAAATCTGACCCTTGATTTGCTCACGCGCCGAATAGCATTGAATCAGCGCACCGGCAATCTGATCAATGGGCAGCAGGTCGACCGACCCCTTTAGCCCGCCCTTCTCGCTAAACGCCATCCACTTGTCGACCGGGACAAGCGAATTGTTCTCGCCCTCGGTCAGCAATCGCTGCAACGCAGGCTGCGATGCGTCATACACACCGCGAACGCGCAGCGCCTTAACCAGTCCGTCGATGCGGTCAGACAGGATATCCAACTCGGCGGCTTGGTCTTGGTAAAGCGTGAAGTCCGGCACCGGCACAAGCGTGTCGCTCGTCGTGGTGGCGTACAGCGGGCGGGGGCAGGGGAAGAAGTTTTCCAACCCTAGCGGGTCTTCGCGCTCGTCAATAATCTGCGGGTAGCCCTTGCAGAACCAGAACACGCGCTTGGTGGTCTTGTCCCACAGTTCGCAGATTTTGGCACGGTTGTTTACCCGCTTGCGCTCGTTGTAGGCGTTAAGCGGCTCCGGGCCAGAGTCAAGCGGGATGACCTTTGCCTTATCCTCGCCAAAACGCTCTACGAGGGCTTCATGGGTCATGTAGACCCACCGCCATACGCAGGTCACCTCCTCCCACGTCCGCGCCGTAGAGTGTCCAAAATCCTTCCAATGCACATAGTCGGCAGGGGCGCACTCGTATTCGATGCGCTCCAAGTCCGCGCCCTCGACGTCCTCGGTCAACTGCAGCCCTTCATCGCCTACGCCGATGCGCGTAACGTGCGGCTCGTACCGCACCCATGCAATGCCGCGACCGGGGAGAAACCTGTCCTCGACCGCATACCGCATGGCAGCGCGGAAATCGGGGTAATGCTCAATCTCAAAGTCTAGCGCCCGCTCGACAAGCGTAGCCGCTACACGCCCCACCGGATCGTTGTCGCCAAACCGCCGCGATACATCGGCCTTCGGCAACCGGGCGAACACCGCAGGCACAAGCGTCTGGACGTTTGACCAAAGGATGTTGAACTTGGCGGTTTCGTTGTTCGTCTGCCCGCGAGTGTCATCGCGGTAACGCTTCAGAATCTTCTTCGCCCGCGCTTCCCACTTGCCAAACTCGGAGTCATACGACGCGATGACGCCGAGCCACTTCTGCACGGGGCTGGTTTCAATTTCCATCATTCGCGCCTCAAGATTTTGACCTTCTTTTCCTCGCCGGGGAACACGACGAAGTTGCGCGTTCCGGTTGCAGAGTCACCGCCGCGACTGCCTGCGTCTAGATAGCGAACGCCGGGGATGCCCAATGACCGCAAATACTGGCTTGCCGGGGCTTGCGATGCGTTTTCAGCGGCTTCCACAGACATATGCAAAGGTGCGTTTTGCGCTTCTCTGGAAGTGACGGCTCTGTAAAACTCGCCGCCATTTCCATACATATCGTCAATTTTTCCTCTTTCGTACAAAGAGCGCAGCCGAGCGTCTTTCATCAACGCTTGCTTTACCGCCTCCGGCTGCTCACTCAACGGCTTATCCCAATCGAGCATACGGTCGATCATCTCGTCGGGGAGGTCGAGGGTGTAGAGATGTCCGCCCTGCGATTGCGATATCTTTGCAGATTTAAGCGACTGAATATCGGCAACGGCTTTTGCGCCCGCTGTCTTGTCAACAAAACCAGAATTCAACGCTTCCTGCGCTTGACGCAAAGCGTTATCGTATCCGTTCGCCGCGATAAACATTGCCGCCGAAAATTGCGGGTGTTTAGGGGTCAAGGCCTCGCCGTCAATCGTTGTGTTAAAGGTGGACAGGGCTTTCCTATACCCTTCGCCCACCTTGCGGCTTTCGGCTATGTAATGCCCATGCCCGTAAGCCTGCGCCCCCTCGCCCGTGCCAATCTTCGACGAGTCAAGTTCGCCCAACGGATTGTCTGGCGTAGGCTCAAATTTGTGCGGGGAGCCTTGATAGCCCTCTAGTTCCAACATCGGCCCACGGCGCAGCGCCGACGCAAGGCGCAGCGGGTTGATAACCTCACCCGCAAATTGACCCATCGCCCGAGGGCTTTCAAACGCATTTACGATGGGGTCAACAAGAACCGCTTTGCCCGTCTGGATCGGTTGCGTTATTAATCCTTTGCCCAATGCGCCAAAGCCTTGCGCCGTGGCATCAAGGCGCGGCGTAGGGGCGCGGGCAGCGGCGGCATCGGAAAACTCTGCGGTGTTCATCCGTCCGATGTTGGGGTCGCTCGTCAAGGCTTCGTAGGCCAGCCCGCCAACATCACGCGCACGATTGGCAAGCGTACCCGCTACGCCAGAGCCGAACTCTGCCGCCCGGTCGCGCATGGCACCGAGGTACTCCAGCGCAGCAGCGATGCGGCGACGGTCAGCCATTACGCCGAGAAGATGCCCACAGCGGCGACAGTCACGCCCGCGCCCGTGGTCACGCGCCACGCACCCGAGGCCGTTAGCGCGTTGACTTCGATGCTATACACGCCGACCGAGGTGTTGGCGGGCATCGTAAAGACCGTGATTGCGTTGTCAAGAATCGTAACCGTCGAGGTGGCGGCGGTGTTCACAACGATAATGACGCGGTGCAGGTAGTCACCGATTGCACCCGTGCCGCCGAGGACTTGGTTAGTCTGCGAGGCCGCGACCGTTTCATATTGGAAGCGGTAGGGATCAGCCGTACTCATATCCGTGTTCTCCGACTCGTCTGCGCCGTCGCCCACATATCGTTGAGCGTAGCGGTGTTGGTTGGCCCGACCATCAGCGGTCGAGGTTCCGCAGGGCGCTCCGTTGTCGGCGCGTCCTCTCGATATGCCAATGCTAGCATACGAAATGCGTCTGCCGGATGCGAAGCCCAATCGTGGCGCGGCGTCTGCCTAAACGCTTTCTTGTCCTCGTCGTACTCGCGCTGATACTGCCGCAGGGCTTCGATGCCGTCCCTGCACCCGTCCTCGTTGAACCAACAGCGCGGCAAGACCTGACGCACCGCTTGAATGCCGTCCTGCACGGACAGTTCAGGCACCACGGCGAGGTTGGCAAAGCCCAGATGCGATGCCAGTTGTTCGATGATGCTTTTACCCGCAGCCGCTAGCGTCTTGGCTCTAGCGTCATGCGGCAAGTAGTGTTTGGCGTAGCGGTAGGGCTTTACCTTTACGGCATCCGCTATCTGCTCAATGCTTGCGCCGCTGACCGAGTAAAAGTCGATGACGCGCACCTCGCCGCGCAGCACTTGGTAAAACCAGATGGCGGTATCGTCTTTGTAGCCCAAGTCCCATGCGGTATAGACCTTTAGATGCTCGTCGTGCTTGACGCGCCCGATGCGTCCTTGATCTTGCGCCTCGCGCATTTCTTTACCGTAGAACGCGCCGAGAATGGCGGCTTCAAAGGAGCACTCGTATTCCTGCAGGTACTGGTCTTCGCTCAACTGCGCCCGTGCTGCGTTGAGTTCCGACACCGGCAGCAGGCCGCTTGTCGAGGCCGGGAGCCGCAGCATGAACCACTCGTCGGGTATCCGCTGCGCCGTCTGGTAAATGTCCCAAAACTGATTCTTGCCCTTCGGCGTACCGGCAAAGACCGCCCACCCCTGTTTGTCCGACAGCGCAGGGCGTATGACGTTACCGAACACCGAGGGCCGGAAGTCGCCGTACTCGTCTAGGTAAATGCCGCTGAAGCCTAGACCGCGCATGGCGTCTGCGTTGTCTGCGCCGAACAGCCCAACCTTTGCGCCGTTGAGTAGCGTTAAGGTCATCATCTGCTCGTTAGCGTCCGCGATCAGCGGGGCGGCGTAGAACTTGAAGTAGTCCCACGCGATGCGCCTAGCCTGATTCTGGTAAGGCGCGACATACCCGAACAGGCCGTTAGGCCCGGTATACATCACGGCAGCGCGGATAATGTCGTTTACCGCTGCGACTGTTTTACCGGCTCTGCGATGCGCGACGAGGCA